ATAAACCGAATTACGATCTCGAGGATGCTTTGAAGAATAGTTTCAAACACGCACTCGAACAGGGGTATTCCAGAATTATCGTACTTGAGGATGATTGCCAGTTCGATGAACGTATCAGGGACCCCGTCGTCGTGAATGACTTACGCACATTTTTGGAGCGACGTGATCCACAAATATATAATTTGGGAACCACGATTTCATTAACTTCACCTATTGATATTCTCCTCCACAAGAGGAATCAGCGCTTGTTATACACCACATGCGCTCATGCTGTAATTTACAATAAAAAGTATATGGATAAAGCAATACGCCGTAACTTTATGGCGGGTCATGTAGATTTTGAGATGAATAGAACTTGGTCCAAGTATACGTACACGTATCCACTCGCATATCAATTACTTGAGGATACGGAAAATAAAAAAGAGGGCTGGGGTTATGTAGCATTCATAGCCGATATTCTATTTAAACCTTTAAAGTTGGATACACAAGTACAACCTGGGTTTGACCGTCTCAAACTCACATTTGACTACGTGAGTATCATGTTATTCTTATTATTGTTATTCTATATAATACGAATTAAAAATTATATCAGGTAAATATAAGATGCCTCTCAGCGATGCCGCCATTACAAAAAAAGTCGGACAGTTGCGTAAATCTGAGGGTAAAATCTACGCACCCCTCAAATATTTCAGGGGGGTCGAAACTCTCACAGGGGTTGAGACACGTTATAAGAAAATGCTCAAGCGAGACTATACCAAGTTCCGAACGGACAAGGGACAGGTTACAAAAACTTCCTCCTACACCCAAAAATTTAGGAAAATGTATCCGGGAGCTAAATCCCTCCCTGAAATTGCTAAGGCTACTAGGATTCCTCTGAGGACTGTGAAGACCATCTATAACAGGGGGCTCGCTGCGTGGAGAACCGGGCATCGTCCGGGAGCCTCTCCACAAGCGTGGGGGTATGCTAGGGTCCATAGTTTCGCCACTAAGGGGAAGACCTACTTTACGGCGGATAAGGATTTACGGTGATTATCCTGGAATGAGAGTACATTTCCTTGTATCAACGTCATCACGCGCGTTCGTACATACACAAATCCAATACAAAGACGTCAACCCCAAAAACGCAATCGGAATAATCGCTACACTGAGCATTAGTATTAATTTATAATTTTAAATCCAATGATCAGTATATGATTTATAGAACTTAAGTCGCAGAAAGTTATATCTTTTTTCATCTAAAAACATGCAAACCAACAACATGCAACACGTCGAATTCCCCATCCCCGATAAGGGTACCCCCCCCACGTTCAGTTACCTAAAGAACTTTGGGGACGGAAGCTGGAAACTACATGCAATCCAGCGAAACGACACCACATGGAAACCCGAGGAATACCGCAAGACCATCCAGAGTATTTTTTCGAACATATTAATCTCACCTTTCGTGGGTTCTCTTCAGCCGGATGGTGTAACGACCCACCTCCTGGACGGTTCGCATCGCACCCTCGCGATGCAGCGTTTCGTCAACAACGAGTTCGAGGTCTGTGCGCCGAGCACGAATCAACCGTCCTTCTACAAGGATTTACCTGAAGTGGACAGGAAGATCTTCGACGACCGTAGGCCTCTTCACACCTTTGTATATGAGAACCTCTCGAAGGCTCAAGAAGAACTGGTGTTCTTTCGTCTCAACATCGGGCTCCCACTTTCCGCTGGTGAAGCTGTTCGGGCGTTCCACACGATTCCCATTTGCGTTCTCGCCTCTGAACTCTCTGCGAAGTTTGATTCGATCATTCAGGATTCGATTTGTCGAGCTATCACGAAGAAGAATGAACGCCACGACGCAACCTCGTGGATGCTCCTGATTCTTCAGAATTTCCATACAGGCAAGGTTATACTTGGGGAAAACCCCGGTCCTTCGAAGCAGATTGAGAATCTCGAACGTTGTGAGCAATACAGGGACGCGACGATCGTTCAAGAGAAATTGACGAATCAGGTGGCGTTTCTCATGGATGTCATCAAGAATAGACCCATCAAAAATAAGCTTCCTTCGTACGTACTTCCCACGGTACAAGGTATTATGATGCGATACCCTATGGTGAGTACTGATAAGATAAGAACCTTTCTGTCTGACGTGTTCGAGAAGTTGTTGCCGACCAACCCACTTGTTGAAGAATGGAACCATCAGGCGCGTGGCAAACAAAGTAACCCCGCACTGCCGACAAGTTGCGAAAAGCGTGTGGAGATATTCGGTAAATGGTTGGTTAAATTGTTATAAGAAAGTAAAATATGAGCTTAAGTCGCGTCGCGATATACAAATATCCGAGAATGTCATTCCCCCGCTCAATTGAAGACATTCATAAAACGATCATCCCTCGCATTCGCACTCGAATGCCTTGGGATCGAATTGTAACCCGGGGTGGTCGGACTCAAGCAGCTGAGAGTGAGTACATCTATCACCTCAGACAGGCGATCATTGATGAAGGTGGCTCAATCACCGAGTATACCGGGACGCAGCAGTCGAGGGATATTCGTGGTGTTAAGTACCCGGGTATTGACGATCTCTTTGATTACGAAGGTAAGAAGATCAATGGTAGAACTGGCAATTTTTGTCTGAATGATACTCTTCCGAAAGGAGATAACGTCTATTATATATTTCTTCGAGTCGGTGGACAATCAGTTGACATCTGTAAAGCGAATGAGCTCGCAAATGATGAGTATGTCACACCGGATCATTATTCTACGGCACTCGACGAATTGAGTGATTGTGTGGAGAGATTGCGCTCTAGGGGTAATTCCGCTGATGTCTCCAACTTCCAGGAACTGTTCCGTATGACGGTAAAGCTCTTGGAGGTCGCAGTAAAGTCTGGGATGATGTCACTCTACGACTATGGTCAATTATTTAAATTTGCAACGACGTTTGGATATTTCAAATCTAGACCTCGTCCCAATTGGTTCCTATCTAGTAATGCTATCAACGAGAGATCGACTCAACAATCTTCTGAATCAGAGGTGGAGGAACAGCGTTCCCCAACTGAACAACCCGATCCTTTGGTGACCCCTCCATTATATAGTCCTTTGGAAACCCCTGTATCTGTTTGAGTTCATCAACTGTATACGGTCGCAGGTAATACTTATCGCCAACCTTTTGAGCCACAAATAGACGGGGTTGGTGATCATACGTAGATATTATAGTTTTGCTAGGCATTTTAATATCAACAATTTCACAATGAATCGCTGAAACTCTCTTACCAAATGAAAATCCATATTCACCAACCTGTTTTCCGTTATATTCAAGGTTTCGTTGTTTACATCTATCTATGAGATACGGGTGAACTACCCCGCATGGCTCACCCTCCCCAATCAAAATACTATCCTCCTCAACTCCCGCCTTCTCGATCAAATCCTTTGGAACTTCGATCGTTCCATCCATACTGAATTCAAGAATGTTCTTGAGGGAAACATCCACATCGACTTCATCCGGCCATTTGTGTACATACGTAGGGTCTTTCCATCCGACAATAATCAACCGCTCGCGTTTCTGAGGTACTCCATACTTCACAATCGGGAACAATTTATGTTCACACGTGTACCCAATATCCTTGAAAGCCTGTTCAATGACATCAATAAAATTTTCACCCGTACTCGTTTTCCGTGAAAGTAGACCCTTTACATTTTCACCTATGATAAATTCAGGCTCGATACATTTGGTTGCGCGGACAAAATCAAGATACAACTGGCCTCTCATATCATCCGCGCGTTTCTTACCCGCATTTGAGAAACTCTGACACGGAAACCCAGCGAAAATAACCTTCACATTCCCCTTCAACTCCTTGAATTTCTCATCGGGTATCTTTGTAATATCAGTACCTATACACTCAGAATTGGGAAAGTTAGATTCGTGTGTTTTACAAAACGGTTTCTTAATTTCTGAGTACCATTTAACATCTAATCCCGCACTCTTCATTCCTAGGGTATCACCCCCACACCCCGAAAAAAGTGAGAGTGCGCTCATATTCATACATGACGTTTATTGTTTAAGCTTTTAAAATCGTGCCATAAATATATAGGATGATACTCATAGACCAAATAGGTCGGTACCTCTCAAAAGATATAATGTTACCGATACGATGTTACGCGACTAAAAAGCAACTCGTGTCTGTAAAGGATTGTTGTGAATGTAAGATATTCTGTAAGAAACCACCAAAGGGTTCAGCACCTGCGGTAGTATTAATAACTAATTCTAACCCCTAACTCTCTTCATTCCCTCTTCACGGACAATTGTATCGACACATTTAACCTCCTCTTTCGTCCATTCGGGTGCACCATATAAAGTTTTGAACCTGGTATACATTTTCCCCCTACCCGTAAAGTCGTAGGCAACTAGTTTTGTATCCAGATCATCCGTTTTCACACCATGGCGACCAAAATAAGGCCAGTTGTTGAAATTGAGACGAAACGTCTTGTATCCCCCTCCATCTTGTTTCACGCGAACACCACCCTCACAAACAGGTTCGGGTTCAACTCGTGGTGGGGCATGGCAGCATTCATCTTCTCGACAATGTTCAAGATGTTCCGCATGGTGAAAGATGCACCAATCTTGTACACGGGTTCGATATCGAAAGTACGAGACATTTTTTTGTTGGAAATATGACGGGAAGTGACTTCACTTAGGTTTAATTATTACAATTCTAGGGTCTAGAGTCTATTCATACTCACATGAAACTCGAGTTTGTCCCCATGACGCGCAGAGAGACACTTAATGTATGTCTCCAAGTCGCATGGGGCGCAGTTTTCTTCGTACACCACACCATCAGGGGTTAAGAGAGTGGGTTTAACGAATACAGGACCTCCAATTACTGTGATTGGGCGAGTCTCATATCGACCTTCACTATAATAGGGTACGATGTGAAAGGCGACAACGGGGTGTTTGGAAAGGACAAATTGTCCATTTTCAATATCGTTAAGGGAGAGCACGTAGTTTCCGGGTTCAGCTTTGATGATGGTAGTGTTGTTCATTTTGAGTTGT